AGTTATATTTCAACGTGAAAAAGCTTGGTTAAAAATGAAAGAAATTAACTCTGAATCAATGTTACGACATGCTTCACTATCCAGAAATGATTTGGAATGCAAGTCAAATGAGCAGTTTTGGTCTTACATTGCTGGATTAATGGATTCAGATGGTAGTTTTTCAATTAACAAAAGTGGATATTGGCCAGTGATACAATTATCTATGATCGATGTTCGTGGAATAAATTTTTTAAACCATCATTTTATTGGTGGTAAAGTAAATGTATTAAGGGCAAAAACCTGCAAGACAGGAATGACATACAGATGGAGTACAAAAAATTTAGATATATGTACCAAGTTTTTAACTTCAGTTATTCCTTTTTTAAGAGTTAAAAAAAATGTTGCTCAATGTTTACTAGAATTTATTGCAAAAAGAGAAAGCACAAAAGAACGTAGAGCAGGTGTTCCAAAAGATCAACAGGCTTTACGTCAATATTATCATCAAAAAATTAAGTGCATTAATAAATATGGGGTCTTTAAACCCGCTCTAATTGACTTGGAAGGCCGAGAACAGGCTGACAGGGGCGAAGGCGAAAGCCACGCTGAGAGACTAAACGAGAGGGCATGCGAAAGCATGATGCGATAGTCCGACCCGCGCCATGGGTTCTTAGATAAAGCGCGGAGGGGAGGTTGAAGCGCCACCCCCGCCCGAAAGGGTCAGTAGCCGAGAGGTGAAAGTAACAGAAAGGTATTAAACGAAGCAGCCCAAAGACTTGGTGTCTCGTTGAGACAGACAGAAGACGAGCTAACATCTTCGATGCTCCGAAGCTCTGCAAGTTTCATAAACGGAACAAACGGAGTCAATGGGGATAATCCTACAGAATTGGCTCGTGAAGATATTGATGATATCATACGAGTTTTGCTTTCCAATAATGCTTATAGCATTAGTGATGGAATTGAAGGTGAAGACAGATTTGGCTCTGCACCGGTTCGTGATGCATTTTTTGCATTAGGTTCTACCCAGCTTGTAGGTGATCTTGATCGTGTCACTGGCTTTATCGCTAAAGTGCAGTATCCGAACCAAGATAAAGTTTTGAGACCTGAGTATGGCTCAATCTCTAACTTGAGATTTTTGCTATCATCAATCGGTATTGTCGAGCAAAACGCTTCTATGAATGGGGCAGATGTATACGATGTTATTTGTTGTGGTCTTGAAGCATATGCTTGTATTGAGCAAGACGGTTATTCAGCACAATTTATCTATAGGCCACCTATCTATGATGGTCCATTAGCTTTAAATTCAAGTGTTGGATACAAATTTGCAGAAGTTCCAAGAATCACTAATGATGCTTGGGTAATTCGTTACAGAGTAACACTAAGCGTATAAGGGGGTAATTATGGCATTAGGTCAATTGATTGCTTCTGGTAGTTTTACTTCGGACGGAAGCGCAAAAGATATCGTATTAAGATCAGATTTTGATTTTATGGTAGTTAACAACTACACACAGCAAGCTACAACTCAAAACCCTGGACGCGGAATTGAGTTTAAGTGGCAACGTGGTTTTGCTGATGATGCTGGTTTGATGATTTCTAAAGAGAACGCAGCAAATACTGTAACTCATGAAGTCATTACAAGCGGTGGCTTTACACGTAGAGATACGAGCGTACAAGCTCCAGAAGCTGCTAAAACAGGTACTGCTATAACAGCAGCAAACCCTGCGGTAGCAACGTTGAACTCTCACGGATACAGTGTAGGCGATAGACTACGTCTATATTCTACAACCGGAATGTTACAAGTTGCTGGGATGGAATTTACAGTAACAGCTGTAGGCGGCGCAAACAATTTCACATTGGGTTATCTCGATGCGTCAGGATTTGCAGCAGCAGCTACAGCTATTACAGCTCGTAGAATTCCTAACAATCCTTCCTATGTTCCAGCCGTTAACTGGATTACAAAAATTACACAAGCAGCTCAGGCAGTTGTGACACTTTCTGTAACTCATAATTTAGCGGTAAATGACCAAGTACGATTAATCGTGCCGTCAGCATTCGGAATGATTCAAGCAGATCAGCAAACAGCAAAAGTTGTAGCAGTAAGCACAGCTAATAATACAGTTACACTTGATATTGATAGCTCAGCATTTACAGCTTTTGCATTCCCTGCATCAGCTAGTGTGCCGTTTACACATGCACAGCTTGTTCCTTACGGGGATGTAGCTAACGGTGTAGACCAAGCTTTAGATAATCAAGCTGAAATTGTTATGAGATTAGCTGCAGGTGTTGATAGCCCTGCTGGCTCTACTAGCGATGTCATCTATTGGCAAGCTTTTAAAGCAGCAGTTGTTAATCAAGAATAATTTAAAGGGGGGAAACCCCCTTTTATTGTAAATCCGCTTTACATGAGGAAATTATGGATATTATTGCTTCGAGAGGAGTAACTCCGATAATCGGAAAAAGAAAATCTGCTGAGGAGATAGAAAAAATACGTAAAGATGCTAACCGCATGGTTAAAGGCGTTTTTAGATGTCATGAGCCTAGAGGTGGTGAAGTAACGCTCGTTTGGAAAGAATATAAGGGAGACCCAATTAGAAGATGGACTCTTAAAGATGGTTGTGAATACGAAATTCCAATTGGTTTAGCAAAGCATCTAAATAACAATTGTAACTACGATATTCACAGTCATATTTTAGGACCCGATGGAAATCCATTAGTAGACAAAAGAGGAAAACAAGTTTCTAGAATGAATTTTGAAAGCCTAGAGTTTTATTTATGACAATTTACGCTCCTAGTTTTTATAAAACTCCACCTGCTAATTTCAAACCCAAAAGGCGTGAGATTTCCGCCCTTACTAATGCAGAGAATGCAGAAGTGACAACCACAGAAGATCATGAATATGAGGTGGGACAACTTGTAAGAATGCATGTATCTAAAAATTATGGAATGACACTAGAAGGAGTAGGAGCAACGGTTTTAACTGTGCCATCAACTACTACCTTCACAATAAACACTGATACTCGTGATTTAGAATCGTTTGTAATTCCAACAGCTCCGCCTGCATTTACTCAAGCTCATGTAGTTCCTATCACGGGAATAGAAGATAATGTTGCAACTCGAGGTAATTGATGACAACTCTTGCAAAAATTAGAAGAAAAGTTAGACGTTTAACAGCGACGCCTTCGGCTTTACAGCTTCCAGATTCAGAAATTGATGAATATATTGATACTTACTATGAGCAGGATATGCCTGCTGAGCTTAAATTATGGAATCTTCATGATACATATACTTTTTATACAACTCCAAACGAAGATCAATATACGCTTCCTGTAAATTCTGTTTTGGGAATAAATCCCCCTATTTATATTGCAGGTTATCAATCTTTTTATACTCAAAGTCGTGAGCAATTTTTCAGATTATATCCAATGACTGAATACACAGAAGATCTAGGCAATGGTGATGGAACAGCGGGAGCTTATACATTCACAATATCAAATATTCCAGCTTTACGTAGAAGTTTTTACGTATCTGCTTTAGATGCCAATGATGTCACACAAACACTTGTCGATATTCCTTTAACAGAATCTACAGGTAACTTAGTAGCAGAAGGAACAACAACTCCTTCTGTGGGAATAATTAATTATGACACAGGTGCAGTCACTTTTACATTTTCAAATATCATTCCAGCAAGTAGCACTATTTATTGCGGATATTTTCCATATCAAGCATCTAGACCTACGGCCGTTCTTTTTTACGATGATTATTTTACTCTTAGACCTATTCCAGACAAAGCGTATAAAGTCGTTGTAGAAGCTTATCTTAGCCCTTCGCAACTTTTAAATGCTGATAATGATACTCCTGATTTAGCGCAATGGTGGCAGTTGATAGCTTTTGGAGCAGCACTGAAAGTTTTAGAAGATCGGCAGGATACAGAGACTATTTCAACTCTTATTCCTAGATATGATGAGCAAAAACAGATGGCTTTACATAGAACGATTTTACAACAAACACCTGAGAGAACAGCAACAATTTACACAGAGCAAGTAACAAACTTTTTGGGAAATCCATATAGAGGGAATTATTAATGAGTTATAACACATCTATTCCTCAACCTGGTGATTTTATATCTGTATCTCAAGAAGGAATTCTTCAAAATTTTAGCATTATCGAGACTGTTTTTTCAAATAATCATGTTTCATTACAAGATGGTATGATTGTTGACAGAGGAAAACACGAAAAAGTTGGTTTTTCTGAGCAATCAGGTGACCCTATCACTACAGGTGATACATATGCAGTATATACTAAAGATGATGCAGGTTCTCCTGAAGTTTACGCTCGTTTAGAAAATAACGGCTCAGTTTACAAATGGACAAAAGCAGGAAGGCTTTCTCCTGGCTTACGTTTAGAAGCCTATGTCATTTTTGATGAAAAAGGGAATATCCTAAAAAATCCAAACGATGAACAACTAAGTTACAATGTTACATCAGTCACTCAAAATACACCTAACCGTGACGATTGGACAATTGCTTTCACTAACAATATCAGCACGGCTAATTATTTTTGGTGCATAGGTGCTTTTTATGGTCCTTCTGTTTTAGAACAATCAGTTTTTACAGTGACAACACCCTATATGTTTGGCACATATGCCGATGCAATTAAAGTAAACGAGTTTAGATGTATGACAAAAAATATAAATGGCTTGTCTACAGCAAGTCAAAGAATGACAAAAGTAGTTCAAGTACAAATTTTTACAGTAGCATGAGGAAGAAATGACTTATAACCCTTCAATTCCACAACCAATAGATGACATGTCAGATTCACAATCTGATCTTCTTACTAATTTTGGTGAATTAAATACAGTATTTGGAGAAGATCACGAGGCTTTTAATGCTGCTGTAAACAAAGGTAAGCATAAAAAAGTGACTTTCACAAGCCAAGGAAGCAATCCTAGTACTGATTCACCTCCAACAGCAGAAAATGAATACTGTATTTTTGCTCTTGAAGACGGAACAGACACAGAACTGTACGGAAGAGAAGAAAATAACGGAGATGTTAATCAATTAACTCGTGACGGCGAACTATTTATAGGTATGCACCCTGTTTTTGCAATAAATTTGAGTGATTTAACACCCAATGCTAATACAGGAGCTGGAACATATAATTTTACAGTCAACAACAGCTATAATCTTGATACTGCAAATACATATAGAGTTACAGCAAGCAGATGTAGATATCACTTTGCTTTTACAAATCAAGTTTTAGATTCTGCTGGAAACCCAACAAACCTATATATGTGGGTTGCCAACGGCTTTAGAGATAGCTCTAATCCAGTGCTTGGAAAGCCACAAAATACAGCAAATTATAATCTAAGAATCGACTCTAATTTTATTGAAATTGAATTTGTAAATAACAGCAATTCGGTAGTATCTAGTTTGACTGGCGCTTCTATTATTTGTTGGAGGGTTCAATAATGCCTCAATATTCCCCTACTACAATTGCTTATCAAGAAACAGGACTAGTTAGAGACAAACAAGCTTTTGTCACACCAAACGACGCTTATGTTGATCTTGAAAATGCTTATCTTTGGAGAGGAATATTAAAAAGAAGGTTAGCTCCCGAATTTTTGGGAAGATTAAGACGTTGTTTAACAAGTCAAGCGTTAGGAAATACTGATGGAGCAGGAGAATTTAGCGGTAATATTTTTACAATTCTCTCTCTGGAAAGCAATGCTGAAATTGAACCATCATCAATTACAGTGACGGTTGCAGGAGGGGCGCCAGAGACATTTACAGAGCCTTCTCCTGTAGATGGAACATTAGTAGGAGATATTGCAGGTACAGGAACAATTGACTATTACAGCGGAGATATTACGCTTTCAGGAACAAATATAGCTCAAGCAATCACAATCGACTTTTGTTATTATCCATCTGAACCATGCATGGGTATTGAACAAAGAGAGCTAAATGCAATTAATGCAGAAGATGCTATATTTTTTGATACTCGATACGCTTATATTTTCTCATCGGGAAGCTTTCAAGAGCTTAATAGCACAACACCTACTTCTTGGAACGGTACAGACATAGATTTTTTTTGGAGTTTGAATTATTGGTTTGATGCTAATAAAAATAAACTTTTTTGGGTGACAAACGGCTATAGTAACGGAACTGTAGCCACAAGCGATCCTATTCGTTATTACAACGGAACAACTTGGAATGCTACGCCTTTTTTACCTGCTTTAGATACAAATATAACTCCTGCTGTTCTTGTTACAGCTAAAATTATTGTAGCATATCGCGGTAGATTAGTAGCTCTTAATACTTATGAAGCTGCTAATAGCACGGGAGCAACAGCAACAACACACTATCCTAACAGAGCAAGATTTAGCCAAAATGGTGACCCTACACTCATAGGAAACACATTTGCAACAGGTGCGTGGTTAGAAGATGTACAAGGAAAAGGAGGGTATGTTGACGCACCAACCAATGAAAACATTATCAGTGCTGGATTTATCAGAGATACGCTAATTGTAGGATTTGAAAGAAGCACTTGGAAATTGCGTTATACAGGTAATGAAATTTTACCGTTTGTATGGGAAAGAATTAATATTGAGCTTGGAATAGAGTCTAGATTTTCAATGGTCAGATTTGATGATGGACTTTTAGCAGTAGGTGACAAGGGGATTACAAGTTGTGATGGTAACAATGTAAAGCGGATTGACAGCGATATAAGAGACGAAGTCTTTAAAATTCATAACGGAAATAACGGCCCTCGACGAGTACAAGGAATAAGAAACTTTTTTGAACAAGTGGTCTATTGGACTTTTCCAGGAGCCGCAGAAAACCCAACTTATCCAAACAGAATACTTTTATATAACTATGATAATGGAACCTGGGCTTTCTTTAATGATCATTTCACAGCATTAGGAAATTATCAAAAAACAACAGATCTTCGTTGGAGTGATTTGTCTGGTATATCTTGGCAAGAGTTTAAAAGAGCGTGGAATTCTGGACGTACTCAATCGCAATATCCATTGATTGCTGGAGGAAATCAGCAAGGATACATCTCTATATTAAATTCATATACAGCTGATCAAAAGAGTCTATCCATAACAGCGATTGCAAACGGCACTCCTCCCACTATTACATGTCCAAACCACAATTTAGAAAATGGCGAAATTATAGAAATTAACGGAATCATAGGAACAGCATCAGTTCTCAATGGCTATAGATTTTCAATTATCAATAAAACAACGAATACTTTTCAGCTTCAGCAAAAGCCACGAACTGCAATTACAAGTATTACAAAAGGTACTGTAACAACTGTTACAAGTGCAGGGAATACGCTAAATGTTGGCGATCGTGTACAGTTTAGTGCAGTGACAGGAGCCACAGATTTTAATAATCGCACGGCAACAGTTTTAACGGCAGGAAATACATTTACTTGTGATTTAGATAGTTCTGGCTTTACAGGCACTCCCGCAGGTGGAGAAGCAGAAAATTTAGATGCAATATTCGTAGATACAGTACTAGCAGGAGCTACATATATAGCCAAAGGCGAAATTACAAGAATCACAGGATTTAAAATAGTTTCTAAAAAATTCAATATGTTAAATCAAGGACGTAAAAGTCAATTAGGATATTTAGATTTTCTTGTAGATAAAACAAGCAATGGACAAGTAGATGTTCCAGTATATGCTGATTATAACAATGAAAATCGCATCAATCCAAAAGGACAAGATTCTTTTTTCAATTGGGGGATATCAACTACTATCTTAACAGAGGATGCTTCTATGCAAAATGAAAATAAAGTGTGGCACAGATTTTATTGTCCATTAGAAGCTCAGTTTTTTCAGTATCAAATTGATTTAGATGAAGCGCAGTTAATTTCTAAACAGATTCATGACAGTGATTTTCAACTTAATGCTATCATTATTTGGCATGAAAAAGGAGGGCGCTTGGTTCGTTAGGGTTGAAATAAATAAGATTTAGTGTATAGAAAAATTATAAATGGTGAGTGTTGGGAATGGCCCGGCGCAACAAATAACAAGGGTTATGCAATGAGAACATATCAGAAGCTAGAAAAAGCTATTAAAGGGGAAACGTGGGGACATATTAAATGAGTTACCTTCCTTCAAATTCTGAACAAGCCTTTATTCCCAACGATCTTATCATACCCGATGATTGGAACGAGGCTAATTTGATATTAACGGACTATTTTAGAATTCTTGTGGACTCATTAAATAGAAAGGAGTTTGCGCAGTATTCAACTACTCAAATAGTAAACGCTCAAACATGGTTTACTCCTGGAAACGCTAATCAAGAAAGATATGTATATAGAAAAGTTATCGATTTTGGATCGTTACCCAATGCAGCAACTAAAAGTATTGCTCACGGAATTACAACAAATCAAAACACAGTTTTTACAAGAATTTATGCTACAGCGACAGATCCAGGAGCAACAACAATTACTTCTGCAATTCCTATTCCGTATGTAGATCCGTCTGCTATAGCAAATTGCATTCAAATAGATATAGATGCTACTAATATAAATATTACAACAGCTATTGATTATACTACTTATACAAATTGTTATGTAGTGTTGGAATACATTATTAGTTAAGATATAATTTTAAAAAAGGAGAGGTTTATGGGATTATTGGAATGGTTATTTGGACAAAGTCCTGAATTTAAAAATATTAGTACAATGACACCTGAGCAACAGTCATTACAAAACTTGTTATTACAAAACTTAGGTGGTACTAGCGGAATGGGTCTTGAATATCTTCAAAGCATTTTGTCGGGAAATCCTGAAGCTTTTTCAGCATTTGAAGCACCAATGAAAACACAATTTGAAAGAGAAACAGTTCCAGGAATTGCAGAGAGATTTGCAGGAATGGGAACAGGAGGGGCTCAAGATTCATCAGCATTTTCTCAAACACTAGGAAGAGCTGGTCAGGATTTATCAATG